ATGTAACGTTCCTCACGACGTTTGTTTTCGTACAGGACGTAAATGACCAGTGCTACAAACAATCCGTACTCTTGAGCGATGTTTACTAACCAATCCATGTCGTCACCCCTTGAGAATGTTTTTAAAGTATTCTTTATAGTCCGATGATTTTTGCGTTGAGAAGTTACTGCTATTTCGTCTGGTTGCGCTTATCGAGTATTTGGTAACTTGGGCATTTTCACGGTCGATAGAAACCTCATCGATAAGATAAGTCCACACTTGCGGGTGATTTGGCGGAATTGGATCAAAGCCTGTGATTTGTTGAATGCGTACATTTAATCGTTGGTTTGGCGCAAAACCTTCGGTATAAGTCGAAAATGACAACTTACTTGGTGAAATCGCGTTCGTTTGTAGGGCGGTGTCCGCAACCAATCCAGCTTGATATAACGACTTGATGTTTGTGTCCTCAATGACTCGCTCGTATATCCCTGTGCCTTGTCCAGCGGCTTCATATGATCGATTTGCTATCTCTGACGGCACTTCCTCAATCCTTGGCGAATCTGCAAACTCACCAATGACAAATACAGTGTTGCAGTAATTTTCAATACCTCCGGACCATGACAAGTCACTGAAATCAGTAAATGTACCATTAAATGTGTTCAGCTCGTAAGGTGCATTGGTGATGCCTTGCGGTTTCACAAATTGAAGTCTGCGTGAATTATCAATGTACCAAACGTGACCACATGCAGCTGCGAGTTCATCAAGCACTTCGGCAATCGTTTTATACTTGGCTTCATACGTTATTGACGGCAAACTGGTTGCAGCTGTAATTGTTCCGGGAGTTATCGTTTCCGCACCTAAATTTGTTGAGCTAAGCATGGCAAGTACAATCGTGCGAATGTTTGTGTTTGTGTACGAAATATTTACGACTCGCCTTTGAGGAATGACGTTATAGCCATCGCTTTGAATGTCAACTTGAATCAAAGGGTATTCGTCTGTAATCGGCGACAAAAACTTGGCTGAGTAACCATTAATGATACCACCGAACAACTTTGTGCTTCCGCCCGATCCAGCAAATACCTCTACCTCATTACCTTCTTTGAAAGTGCCTTGTGCTACGTCGTATGCTGATAGACTTAATGACCTTTCACCGTTTGCCCGATTTGAAATCGATATCGATCCTTGGAGAATTTCAGTATATTGCACGTTGTCTATAAAAACTCGCATAACTAAATCCCCCTCGGTTTAATACCGTTCATTTTGAGTGTTTTGACTAGCAAGTTGGCCAACTGCTCACCGTCTCTAGTGCTAAACATCTTAGGATTGTTGATGTTTATCACGATATCCCCGCCTGCTTTATCTAGCGGAGTGACTCGTGCTCCTCTTGGCAGGTTTAAGAATTCGGGACCTTCTTCACCGACCATAACAGTACCTGCCGACATGATGTTTCCGCCTTCTGCAAGTCGAGGAATTGTATCAAATTTGAATGTTCCAAAGGATGGTATTTTATACTCCTTGCCACCATATTTTGGAATCCAGTTTGGAATTTGAATTTTAGGTATCTTTTCAATAGTTTTAGAAACTAAATTTAATAAAGTCTCAAAACCCTTAATAAAGACATTGATTCCATCAATAATAAAGTTAATTGGTCCTTTAATAAAACCCCAAACGGATGAGAATACGCTTTTCATCTTCTCTTTAAGACCTTCGAAAATACCTTTGACTTTATCAATAGCATTTCCGATTTTTTCGCGAATACCGTTAAAAATACCTGCGATCGTCATTCGAAGGTTGTGAAAAAATAATCGGACTCTAAAAATAAAGAACTTTATGCGGAACAATACCGCGTCCCACAATTGAGATATCGTATTTTTTATCCAATCCCAAGCGCCGCTAAATGTTTTTTTGATGCCATCCCAAAGTCCGACGAAAAACCCAGCAATTGAATTCCAAATCGAAATAGCTTTTGCTTTAATGGATTCCCAGTTTGCGATAATCATTAGACCAATGCCGATCGGACCTAAGAAAATGGCCAATATTTTACCGAATGTTCCTCTGAAAAATTCCATAATTGAATTCCAGATATTCGAGGCCGCGTCTTTAATCCATTCCCAAGCACCAGTAATTTTTTCTGAAATCCAATCAATGGTGCTTGTAAATATTTCTTTTAGACCTTCCCAAAAACCACTAAAGAAATCTGTGATTGCTCCCCAAATTGCGCTTGCTTTTTCTTTTACCCAATCCCAATTAGCGACAAGTAAAACAACGGCCGTAATAACCAAACCGATAATGGTCGCGATAATACCAAACGGATTGGCTTTCATAGCGATATTCAGTAACCTTTGAGCAACGGTCATTGCTACGGTTGATGCTCGCCACGCTTTGTACATTGGAACGAGCGTTCCAATGACATATTGGGCAATGATTGCAAACGTCACACCTGCTAAAATAGGACCGAATATCTTGAAGTTATCAATGACAAACTTAAGAGAATCAAGCAAACCACCAAGCAAACCACCAAGGAAACTAACTGCACCACCTAATACGGCTTTAATTGTTGGCGAGTTATCTTCAATCCACTTTGTAAACTGCTCTAACTTCGGTATTAACTTTTCGCCGAGAGGAACAAATAAATTTGTCTGTAATTGACGGCCCATTTCTTTCATAGTCGCACCAAATGAGCTATCTTTGACATCAGCCATTTTGTTTAAAGTGTCAGCATTTTGATTAGTTTTTGATTCAATATTACCTAATGCTTCCATAGCTCCGGATTCAAGATCTTCCCACTTTGACTTAAAAAGAGCTACACCTATTGAATTTTTCTTGTAGGATGGTTCCATTGCATTAAGTCTTGACATCACTTGTGTAAATGCAGTTTGTGCGCTTGCTCCACCTTTAGCAAATGCATTTGTCATTTCTTCAGCATTTAATCCTAAATCTTTAAATGCATCCATTGTGGTTTTCGAACCGTCTTTTGACGAAATGTTAAACTCTTTTAAACCATCTACTAATTTATTAACATCGAATACACCGTTTTTCGCGCCGCTTATCAGTGTGTTTGTAAATTGTTCAGCGTCGAAACCCATGGTTTTAAATTGAACGGCAAACTCACTCATTGAATCTAGTAAATTGCCATTCTTATTAGCTCCGTTTTGAGCGCCTTGAGCCATTAATGTATAAGCTTGATCCGCTGATATTCCAAATTCTTTCATTAAAGTGTTGGCCGTATTTGCTGATTCTCTAACATCAAACTCAAATGTATCGCGAAGCATAAGTGCATTTTTTGTTGTATCCTCTAATGCTCCGCCAGTCATTCCAGTTGTAGTAGATAATTGCCCCATTGCACGAGCAATGTCATCAATTGACTCTCCAGCACCGCTTTCATATAAAGCAATGGCTGAATCACGAAACTTCTTCATGTCCGCGTCAGATGCACCTGTTTGCATTTGAAGTAGGTTCATAGACTTCTTTAGCTCGTCCGCTGCGTTTACAGCTTTGGCTCCAATCGCATCGACAAATTGCTTTGCGACTTCATGGATTTTCGGTGCAATCTCCATCGCTTTTTTGCCGATGTCCTCGATAGACATTGCCGTTTCTTCTGCTTTTTTTTCGGTTTCATCTAGTTCTTTTTTTGCTTCAGTATTATCGATGAAAATTCGGCCAAATAACTTAAATAACTCCATTCTGTTGTTCACCTGCCCTTTGTAGAATGGATTCAACGTGACTTAATATATCTTCCGACGATTTTTTACTGACTTCCTCTGTCGGTCGTTTGTAAAACTCGTCAAACTTCTTGAAATTCTTCTTGTCAAAATGAGGATAAACCGAGCAATACAATTGCCAGTGACGTTCCTCGTGGCTATTGACAATCGCCCTTCTAACAAGCCGAATGAATGTGTCAATATCAAGTGACATGACAAACTCCATGTCACCGTAGCGGCTCAAGAGTAAGTCGTAAACTTCGACATCATCTACTTGGCCGCTTGCTTGAAAAAACTTTTTAGCTCAGGTTCCGCGAAAAACTGTTTGACCAGTGCAATAAACTCGTCAATCGATAGTGCTTCGATTTCCTCAACTTCCCGATCGGAGTAAAGCGCTAGAAATGATTTGATTTCTTTTTCCGCATTTGGCATTTTCTCCATGAGCGTAAACATCATGTCCATACCACGTTCT